GATGAAGAAGACTGAAGGTATTCAGTCACTAGCAGATCAGGTTGAGAAGTTAGAGTCTTTAAATAAAAGATTAGAACTTCAAGAAGAAAATATAAAAAGCACAAAAGCAGAAATACAGAAAGTTTCTGGGGATATCATACCGACCATGATGTCTGAGATGGGTCTTGCAGAATTAAAACTGCATGATGGATCACATCTAAAAGTTTCAACGTCATACAAGGCTCATATAAGTGAGGCTAATAAAGAAATGGCGTTTAACTGGCTTCGTGACAATGGGCTAGGTGATATTATTAAGAACGAGATCTTGGTATCATTTGGTCGTAACGAAGATAACAAGGCGGCTGATTATGCCGAACTTGCGAAGAGTCAGGGGTTCCAACCGACACAAAAGATGAAGGTGGAGCCAATGACTCTGAAAGCGCTAGTCCGTGAGCGTATCGAGGCAGGAAAAGAAATGCCAACGGAAATCTTCGGGGTGTTCTCGGAGAATAAAACAACAATAAAAAGGAACAAATAAACATGAACCAAGTAGCAACAAAAAAAGAAGGAGCATTGGCAACAAATCTATTTGAAGCTGATGCACAACAAGGAGCTCAAAATATATCGCAAGAAGATCTTGCGTTACCTTTTTTAAAGATTTTGGGTCAACTATCTCCAGAGGTAAACAAAAGAGATGGTAAATATGTCGAAGGCGCAGAGCCCGGCAAGATAATAAATACTGTCACTAATGCATTGTATGACAAGATTTCTGTCGTACCATGTCATTACAAAAGACAATACATTGAATGGCAAGATAGAGGTACCAGCACTGGTGCACCTGTTGCAATTCATGAGGCAGATAGTGATATTATAAGTCAGACCACTAGGGGTAAAGACTACAAAGATAGATTACCAAATGGTAATTATCTTGATAATACTGCTAATCACTTTGTGCTTTGTCTTGGTGACACTCCAGAGACAGCATTGATCTCTATGAAATCTACACAATTAAAAGTTAGTAGAAAGTGGAATTCAATGATGATGGGTATAAAAATGCAGGGTAAAAATGGTTTGTTTACTCCGCCAACATACAGCCACATTTATAATCTATCTACTGTTCAGATGTCTAACGACAAAGGAACATGGTTTGGTTGGGATGTAACAAAAGTAGGGCCAGTCACAGATAAAGGTATCTATGATATGGCCAAAGCTTTTGCTGAATCTGTAGGTAAAGGTGAGATACAAGCTAAACCTGAAGTTCAAGAGCAGACTAAAAAATCTTTGAATTTATAAAATCCTAGGTGGTGGGCGTCGAAGCTAGCGTGGAAACGCCCACTTTTTAATTTATGAATGAAAAGATTATTAAAGAACCAATTACGTTTGAAGATTGGATAGATCTGGGACGGGTTATCATACCCTGTGATACGAAACAGGCTGTGGTTGAAAAATGGTCTGACCCTGATTTTAAGATTACGAAAGAAGAATGGAGAATAGAACACGCAACAAAACAGATAGGACTTAGACTAGATCAATACATAGATTTTGATATTGATAATCCTGTTGTAAAAAGATTTACAAGCGACCACATAAAATCATGTGGTGCAATATTTGGTAGAAGAAATAATCCATCAAGTCATTATCTTTGGTCTGGCACATCAGACTATAAAAAATTTGCATTACCAAAAGAATTAGAAAATTATTATAAAGAATATCAACATGGTGCAACTCTTTGCGAGATAAGACATGGCGCAAATAAATATACATTAGTTCCAGAAACAAAATATCATACAACAAACGAGATTGTAAAATGGGTTAAGTATGATGGCATAGATGAATATCCAGGTAATCTAAAAGTAGATCTTGGTAAAATAGCCTTATCTTCGGCGCTCTGCATAACATATGCAGGATCAGGACAAAGAGATGACTACTGCACTGCAATGGCAGGTGTATTATTAAAACACACAGAATGGAACGTGGATGATATAGATGATTTTGTTTACAAGATTGCTATCGCAGCAAAAGATGAGGAGGCAGATAAAAGAAAAAGAAAAGGCACAACACATAAAAAAGCAAACAGAAAATTTGGTATGCCAAAGCTCGCAGAGATTATAGGATGTTCTACAAAAACAATTGCAACGTTATTTAGTTGGATAGGTGTACAGGAAGCAACAAGCGAAGAGGCAAAGCAATCTATCGGACAAATAATAGAATATGGTAGTGACAGGTATTTTGTAAAGATAAACGCTGTTGTGCAAGGAGAGGCTGTTGAAAAAACAATAACGGTAGATGGACCAACACTTAGAAATAAAAAATTATTTTATGATGCTGTGATCAGTAAAGCATCTGTATGGATACCAGAGATGAAAGCTGCAGACTTTGAAGAGATCATGCGTAGAAAATATGAGGCAAGAGAGAAATCAAATAATTATGTAGAGGAGGCAGAAGAGGATCTAAGATTTGTAAAACATTTTAAAAATTATATCGCAGAGCAAAAAGCATACACAAATAAAAGAGAACTAGCATACTTTGGTCTGCCATATTTTAATGTAAATAAAAACATATTAGAATTTAATCTTGATAAATTTGAGGATTATCTACACAAACAAAAGGTAAACTTGCCAAGGGTTGATCTGGTAATAAAATGTCAAAATATATTAAAAGCAAAAAAGAATCACGGCAAGTATGGTGAGAAATCTTGTGTGTCATGGCGTATGACAGGACAAAAAATAGATAAAGAGGATCTAATAATAGAAGGAGAATACAAAGAGGTAACAGATGAGACAACCTAAATTCATATCAGGACCACCGGGAACAGGTAAGACGTCCATGTTTATTACACAAAAATATATAGAGTTATTAAAAAAATATTCCTATAAAAAAATAATAATATTATCACACACTAACGTTGCAGCTGATGAGATAAGAGATGAAATACTTAAACTACCAGAGATGCAAGGTGTCACAAAAAAAACAATGAAATATAATATTTGCACGATACATTCATACTGCAAAAGCAGATTAGTTGGACGTAAAGAAGTATTTAGTTATGCAGATCACATGAATCTGACAACGATAGACTCTCTTTTTAAATTACAAAGAGTTACAGAATCAGAATTTAATTCTGACAAACATAAATTTTATAGATACCTTGCTGATGCGTATGGCAAAGGCAATACGATAAAAGAACATTGGAAGACATGTGATAAAGAGGTCTATAAACCATACAGTCTAAACTCAATAGAACAGATGATAGAGCATTATGTAAAATATAAAAAAGATAATCATGTTTGTGATTATGCAGACATGATACAGGATTTTATAGATAAAGCGGTAGAGCCAGATATAGATGCACTGATAGTTGATGAAGCGCAAGACAGTAACGTGCCGCAAAGGCAAGCTTTAGATAAAATGTCTACGAAAGCAAAAGAATATTATTTTGTTGGTGACGCAGATCAAACTATATTTGAATTTGCAGGGTCAGATGCAGATTACTATCACAGATTATCCAAAGATGCAGAGCAATTAGAACAAGGATACAGATGTGGCAAAACAATAAATAATTTATGTAAAAAGATAATAAAACCAGTTTGGGATTATTATGATTATGAAAGAATTTGGAAACCAACAGATGTGATAGGTAACCATTATCACTTACCTGGTTTAGATAAAAAATGTAGTGCTATGGAAACTTTATTAGATAAAATAAATAATACTAATGAAACTTTTTTATTTACTTATAGGGGCCAACCATCTGATTCATGGGTCAAAAAATTTTTTAAACAACAAGGGATCGAGTTTGCACATGTAGGGAACACGGCCCACGTACCAAAAAAAGAATTACAATGTCATAAACTTTGGCCAGATTTTTGTAAAGGCACACCAATGCCATTGAAACAGATAAAAGATTTTTGGCAATATCTTGGGAGCAAGGTCATAGTTAGAGGTAAAGGTAAAGAAACTTTTGAAAATTGGATAGATCGTGACTACACCATATACAATTTAATAGAAAAAAAATATTTAAGAGATACAGCAACACAAGAAACAGACTTTTGTTTAGTTAGAACACAAAGGGGTAAGAAAGAAGACCATGAAAAAAGACTTATCTACATTAAAAAGATTCTAAAGAAAGGATTTAATGATGGAGAGGTTAGAGTAAAATATGCAAACATACACACTGTAAAAGGGTTAACGTTTGATAATGTTGTTGTTGATCTGACGGCAACGAGGCAAGAAGATTATTTTACACAACTCAGATTAAAATATGTTGCATACAGCAGAGGCAAGTTTGATTGCTGGACTGTAGCATCACAAGGTAAATATACGTTAGGAGTAAGATGACACATAAAGATCTATTTAAAGGAACAACTTATAACTCATTAGAGGAACAGGTTGGTGGAAAACATTATCGAAATATGAAGATTCAACCAGCAGAGTTTATCAATGAGAATAAACTATTGTTTGCAGAAGGGAACGCTATAAAATATATTTGCAGGCATTCTGTAAAAGGAAAGGAAGAGGATATTAAAAAAGCGATACATTATCTAGAGATGATATTAGAAAGAGATTATAATGTGTAATACACCAGAGGATCTAAATCTTGATGGTATAGATACTGTTGCGATAGACATAGAAACCTATGATCCTAATCTTAAAACAAAAGGTTCTGGTGCTATACGTGATGATGGTTTTATCTGTGGTATTGCTATTGCAACAGAAAATGATCTTGCATACTTTCCCATACATCACTCTGACACAACACTAGATTCCGATAGAGTGAAAAAAATGTGGCAGGTTCTAAACGATAAGATATTTCAAAACGAAAATATTACAAAGGTATTTCACAATGCAATGTATGATGTTTGTTGGATAAGAGCGGTGACAGGTAAGATGATTAAAGGTAGGATTGTTGACACCATGATAGCTGCATCTGTTATCGATGAAAATAGATTCAGATACTCGCTCGATGCATTATCAAAAGATTATCTCAACGAAGAGAAATACAAATACGATCTACAACAGAAAACATTAGAATGGTCTGGTGGCACAGTAAAAGACCCGATGACTAACATGCATAAACTTCCTGCATCTATTGTAAAAGATTATGCAAAGCAGGATGTAAACCTGACTTATAAGTTATGGAAATTATTTGATAAAAAAATTGACGAAGTATTATACACTAAAGATGATGGAGAACAAAAAACTTGTAGAAAAATTTTTGAATTAGAGACACGATTATTTTTATGTTTAGTTGACATGAAATTTAAAGGAGTTAGAATAGATGTCCCAAAAGCTATCACATTTGGAAAACATCTCAAGAAACGTAGAGATCAGATTATAAAAGCAATAGAAAGTATCACAACAATAAAAGTTGACATCTGGGCTGCAGCATCAATTAAAAAATTATTAGATCACCTTTGTATAAAAGATTACAAAGTTACACCTAAATCTAAAATGCCACAATTACCAAAAGATTATCTACGAAAACATAATAATAAATGTTTGCGTATGATCGCAAAAGCGAGAGAATATGATAAAGCTATAAATACTTTTATAGATGGATTACTAGAATATGTGCACGAAGGTAGAATACACGCAGATATAAATCAAATTAGATCAGATACAGGTGGTACAGTCACAGGGCGATTTAGTATGTCTAATCCTAACCTTCAACAGATACCAGCTAAAGGTTACATCGGTGGTAAGATGAGAGAACTATTTATACCAGAAAAAGACTGTAAATGGGGTAGCTTTGACTATTCACAACAAGAACCACGTATTGTGGTGCACTATGCGATTAAATTGGGCCTACCAGGCACAGAGACCCTACAGCAAGAATTTGATAGGGATGATGCCGATTTTCATCAGATCGTTGCTGACATGGCTAATATCTCCAGGAAACAGGCAAAAACGATCAACCTAGGTCTCTTCTATGGTATGGGCAAGATCAAGCTACAAAGGGAGTTAGGTTTAGATCAGAGACAGGCAAAAGAACTATTTAACGAGTATCACAGCAGGGTGCCTTTTGTTAAACAACTATCGCAAGAACTAATACAATTTTCAAAAGAGAACAGGTTATTATTTACATTATACGATAGATTCTGCAGGTTTGATAGATGGGAAACAACCAACAAAGAATGGAATCCTGAGACTAATAGATTTAACGAGGTGCCATTGTATACGAAAGAGCAAGCAATGGAAGCGTTTAAGGCAGAGATGTTGGATAAATACAAAGAGAATAAGATTGATGCAAACTACATGGACTATTTTGATAGATACTACACACCCGCATTTACATACAAGGCTCTAAACAGATTAATACAAGGGTCTGCTGCAGATATGACAAAGAAGGCTATGGTGGATCTACATGAGAAAGGTATAATACCACACATACAAATACACGATGAGCTTTGTTTTTCGATCACGGACCACGAACCAGAGCTGATCAAAAATACGATGGAGCAAACTATACCTCTTGAGGTTAAGAATAAAGTTGACTTTGAATCTGGACCAAATTGGGGTACAATTAAATGAGGTTAAACTATGGCTTATTTAAACGCAAACATACCGCCAGTATACGCGCAGATAAGGAGAGAATATTTATATGATCTACAAAAACATCATGGAGAAGTTGAGGACTGCATTATCTTCGGCATATCGGCTCTTACTGGAAGGAGTATATTATGGCATGCTATTATGGAAAACGGTGCAATATTTTATCGCTTACCTATTAGCGCGTTTATTCAAAAGGGATTTGAGCCATCCAGAGTGCCCAAGCGACGACTTGATGAACTTCAGCTTTGGAATTGTTTTAGTTATTATCCTGCTGTTACTTCTTGGGACATTTTAGAATCACAGGCTGGTAAGTATATCGGAAAAGATAAGAAATGGCACTCAGGTAAATATTTATTTACTATTGACTTTGCTCATCCAGAAGCTAACATACTCGACACTGATCATTCAGAGATTCCGCACGAACACAAGTGCGCTCACATTATTGCCTTAGATGATGGCAATTTTGCAGCACAACCAAATAATAGATGTATATGGGACATACCTTCTTTCACTGTGAAAGATAATACACCTGATTGGAAAGTGCAAACATCTGAATGGAATGTTGAAGATAGTAGAGCATGGCGGACAGAAGATACCGACAAGTTCTTCTATGAAATAGAGGAGAAAAAAAATGATTAAAAAATTATGGCAAAAAATTAAAAGTTGGTTTTGGACTAAAGACTAATGGATTTAGCAGCATTACTTAAAAAAAATTTTGTATTAGTTCCGGTCGTGGCTTCAGTCTTGGTCGGAACTTTTACTGGTGTTAAGTATGTTGTAAATCTAACAGATACAATTAACGAAAATAAAGCAGAGATAGAAAAGCTACAAACCATGAGCATAGAAAATATTAACAGAGATATGTCTGTGCTAACTGATAATGTAAATACTATTATTGCAAAATTAGAAAGAGCTGAAGGCACATGGGAGATGGCTGAAAATTTATACGAAGTCTTAGCAGATAAAGTTAGACAGATGGAGTATGATATAAAAGATTTAAACAGAGAAATAAACTATTAGGATGAACTAT